AATGATGGCAACCTGCGCTGAGAGAATCCTTCGGCATCTGGCCCAAGGCAAGCATATGAACATCGAAGAACTGAAGCGAGTCACCGCGCACGGTGCACTGAGCGTCAAGGCTGCACTGCGCGAGCTTCATGCAAAGAAGATGGTCCGCGTCGTCAGCCCGCAAAAAGGCTACGACAGCAACACACGCCGATGGGCCATCGTTGCTGGTGTGACCGTGCAAAAGCCTGCACCTGCGCCTAAGCCTGCGAAGTTATCTGGGCGACAGCTTGTTCTGGATACGCTCAAAAGAGGGCCAAAGACCCGCGCTCAGATCTCGCTTGCAACCGCACTTGGAAAGACAACCGTAATTGACTGCATCTCCAAGTTAAGTGCGGATCGGTTGGTTCGGATCTGCTCTTATATTCCGCGCTCTCGCGGCGCTGCGATGCCGCTCTACGATCTGTCGGACGGCAGACCCGACGCAGTCATTGTCGAGACCGCGCCTTTGACGATTATCCGAAAGACCGTCGTCATCCCCCGGCGCGACCCTGCTGCGGCATGGTTTTGACGAAAAAAAGACCCCGCTGATTCGCACCAGCGGGGCCACCCATGCAACCACTAAGGAGCGTCCGGGAGAGAGCGGACAACTAAGTATATGCTAAGACCATACCAAGAAGAAGCGGCTGACTTTCTGTTTGAGCATGACCGCGCCATGATCCTGGCGCCAGTGGGCGCGGGCAAGACCGCCATCACGCTCACAGCCATGCAAGACGCCATCCGGGAGGGCGTGGCCCACAGATTCCTCGTGCTGGCCCCCAAGCGCGTCTGTACGGACGTTTGGCCTGTAGAGCAGCCCAAGTGGGCACCGGCGCTGACGTTAGCCGTCGCCGTCGGCTCGCCCGCCGCCCGTAAGGCAGCGCTGACCGGCCAGGCGCAGGTGGTAGTGACCAACTACGACAATCTGCAGTGGCTGGCCGAGCAGGATCTGAACTTCGACGCGGTGGTGTTTGATGAACTGACACGGCTCAAGAATCCTTCCGGTAAGAGGTTCAAGGCGCTGCACAAGATCCTCGACTGCCCTATCCGCTGGGGTCTGACTGGTTCGTTCACCAGCAACGGTCTGGAGGATTGCTTCGGCCAGTGCAAGATCATCGACCAGACCCTGCTGGGCCGCAGCAAGGGCGCGTTCCTGCAGCAGTATTTCGTCTGTCTGAACAAGGAGTTTGGCGACTGGACACCGCGCAAGGGCGCACTTGAGCAAGTCATGGCAAAAATCAGGCCCGCCACCTATCTGCTGCAGGGCGGTCTATACACCAACATGCTGCCGCCGTTGAACACTGTTGAACTGCGCTGCGACATGGACCGCACGCAGTACGACAAGATGAAGAAGGACTTCGTGGTGGAGTTCGACAGCCTCACCGCCATCGCCGCCAACGCGGCGGTCGTGACGAGCAAGCTGCAGCAGATGTCGTCCGGGTTCGTCTACAGCACGACAACTGCGCCTGATTCGGCGCGGCCTGGCAAGTTCACATCCACACAGAACGCAGTGTGGTTCAGCAGTCACAAGTTCGACCGGCTTGATGAACTGCTTAACGAAAACCAGCAGGCCAACACTCTGCTGGTCTACAACTACAAGGAAGAACTTGAAGAACTCAAGCGACGCTACGCCCACCTCACCGTACTGGACGACCCTGACGCCATTGGACGATGGAACGCTGGCAAGGTTCGACTACTGGCAGTGCACCCGAAATCCGCTGGTCACGGCCTTAACCTGCAGCACGGAGGCTGCCACATGGTCTTTCTGTCCCTGCCTTGGAGCCTTGAGCTTTACGAGCAGACCGTCGGACGTTTGCACCGCAGCGGTCAGCGCCATCCCGTCTGGTGCTACCTCCTGATGACCAACAAGACCATCGACGAGCGCATCTGGGCGGCGCTCAACGACAAGCGGGCGATCAGCGACATTGCGCTGGAGGAGCTAAAATGGTAAAACTTTACCTTGCGAAACTGAAGGCAGCGAAGAAGGAACGGCGTCAGTGGACGCTGGTCCGCAACCGCGCCGACCGTGCGCTAGCCAAACTGGACACGCGCATCACAACCTTGGAGAACAAAATTGCACACCTGGCGATCACTCAACAAAGAACTGGCGCTCATGACCGAGCAACAGGTGCTTGACCTGCTGACACAGGAGCGGCAGGGCGAGAAGCGCCTGTCCGTACTGGAGCGGCTGCACCAGCGCTATACGGCGCTGCGCTCGCTCAGGGAGCGCCAAGAGTTGCTACGCGAGGCGCGGGCGCTATGAGCAGTCTAGACAAGCAAGTGGCCGGCGACCACTACAAGCGCCTGCCTATCCAGCCAATCAAGTTCATCCACGCCAACGGCATCCCGTTTTGCGAGGCCAACGCGATCAAGTACCTATGTCGTTGGCGGGACAAAGGCGGCATCGCTGATCTGGAGAAGGCCAAGCACTACATCGAACTGCTGATTGAACTAGAGACTACTTCGCCACGCCCTTGATCTTTTCGACCGAGCGCAGGCCACCGATGCCTAGCATGCCGGTGATGACCACCCACAGCAGATCGAGGTTGAGTTCGGGCGGTGTGGGCCAGCCCTTCGTTGCGCTGACCCACGCCAGCACGGGCTGGCCGATGGTGGCGTACACGAACCCTGCTGCACCGCACCAACCGAATGCTGGCCTCCAGCCACTGACCCAGACCGATGCGTGCTGCGCTTCACGGGCGTTGATCTCAAGCTGCGCGATGATCTGCTTGAGTTCGCCATCTGCGGCCATACGCACCAGTTCCATCTCGGCGGCTTGCTTGGCTGCGGGGTCAGGCACGAACCGGTCAAGCAGGGTCTTGCCGACCTCAAGCACAGTTCCTAAGACGAGCGGGTTCACGCTTGCTCCATCAGGTCACAGATGCGCCGTGCCCAGCCGCGACCGAAGCTAGGCCAGGTGGTCAAGTTGGTCATGAAGCGCAGGCGGCTCGCAAGACAGGCGCGGCGCAATTGCTCAGGGTCAGCCTGGTGCGCTTTGCCCAGCGTCTGCGGTCCGATCACGCCATCGACGTAGACGCCAAGGGCTTGCTGCAGCCAGCAGATCGACTGCTTCGGGCCTGAGTTCACCGCCGCGTCGAATACGACATAACGCACCTCGGCGGGCAACTCGTCAGCGCGGACGGCGTTCCAGTAGTCCTCGCGGTAGATGCGCTTGGCGAGATCCACCGGCAGGTCACGCATGTCGCCCCTGTAGCCTACCCGGCGAGCGACGCGCTCAGTGATTCCCCAACGGGTGGCGCCCCCGGGATCGTCCGGGTGATCGACGAACCCGCCCTCGTGCGCGAGGACTTTCTCGACTGCTTGGTCGAAGTTCATCGGATGGACATTACGACGCTGACGAGCAGCATGATGATCGCGCCAGTCGCCGCAAGCAGGATCTGCTCAAGGCGTTTCAGTCGAGCGTTGATGCCCGTGTAGCGTTCGGCGCAGACAGCTTCGTGGGTAGACAATCTGTTTTCAACGTCGGACATGATTATTGAGCAAGAGCGTTTTCGGAGTTAACCATCTGATTGGAGTACGCGGGGAAGCCCGCTGCCGCGCCTCGCGCAGTCAACGCCGGTACATTTGCAAACGGTGATTCAAGAACGTTCAACGAACGACCTTGGCGCATCTGCGCGGCAAGTTCATTCAGGGTTCGTTCACGAATCCGCGTTGACAATCCTTTAGAAGTCAGACCACCAGCAGCAATCAGCGCACCGCCGGGGGCAACAGCGGTAAAAATCGCCGCTGCCGGTGTCATCGGGGTGAACTTGGCGAAAACATCAAGCACCGCCGTAGTGTTACTGCCCTTGGCCGCTTTCTCAATCGCTGCACGTTCGTCAGAAGAAAAAAAACGCATCTTTTTGTCGTTCTTAGCCAACGACGAAAGGGCGGATGCCATTGCCGAGCCGGTGCTATTCGTGGACAACTCAGACTTGCGAATGATTTCCTCAAAGATCTCGCTTTTCTTCATCTTGGCGTAGTCCTGCCGCGCCACGTTCCAAGCGTCGATTGCCGACTTGTTGCCGCCCACGACCGCGCTTGCAGGCGCGTTGAGCAAATAATCGTCGAACTCGTCCATTAAACGGCTAGCAATCAACCGTTCTTGAGGGTCTGCGCTGTTCTTAGCACCTTGGATAATCTTGCGAAGGGCTTGCAGTTCAGCCGTATCTTTCGGCGTATTTTGCTGCAACTCTCTAAACGCGCTCGCAACCTTGGGGTACGCTGCTTCAACGTACCCAACGTCCCGGCGAAGTTGCGCGGGTAGCGCACTGATCTTTGCGCCGAACTGCGCCGGGTCCAGTTGGAACCCAGACTGATCAAGGGTTGCATACGCGGCTTTGGACCGGGCGGTCAGTTCGGCAGAAGTCGGTGCGGCTTCAAGTTTAGCCATTCGAGGACTTACCACCGCTCCGGTAGCGGCACCGGCAGCAAGGCCCGCCAGTGGGCTTTCGGTCGATTCGCCCACACCTGTAGCGGTCGCCCCTGCTACTGGCGCAACTGCGATCTGTGTGCGGGGCAGTCGGCTAACCTCTCGACCAATTGTACCGGGAGCGCCTGCCATCCCAGCCATGGCGCGACCAGCAGCGACTTGCGGACCAGCGCCACCCAAAGCCTCGCCGGCGGCTTCAACCATACGCTCTGCCCGTGTCTCAGGTTGCGGGCCGGGAATCATTGAACGAATGATCTGCGACGGCACGCGGCCTTGCTGGCCGGTAAGTCCGTAGTACGCCGCCGTAAGCGCGTCCGCAGCAGGGACAGCCAACGATCCAGTCAACGCGCCGATTGCAGCGCCCGGAGGGCCACCAACAACGCCGCCCAGAAGCCCGCCGGCCGTCGCCCCAATAGCGCCTGGCGCTGCACCCTTGGCGGCAATCCCTGCTAACCGTGCTGTCTGGTCAACGATAGACGGGGCAGGCGCAAGATACGAAAGCACTTCTTGAGGCGAGTACCCGCTCTCAAGCGCCTTGACGACGTTGGGGTTGGATTGCTTTAGATAGCCGGTAATCTCGTCGTCCGAGTATCCAGCGCGGCGAGCCTGCTCAATCTGGGTGCGAAGATCGGTCATTTTGGCTTAAAGATAGCGTCAAGCGGCGGGCGGCCAGCGGGGGCAGCAGGCGCGGTCACTGGCGGTTCTTCAACAGTCAGCGGAATGTTCGTTTTGATGCCCGAAACGTTCTTGTTATGTAATCTGATTACGTTGCGGGCAGCGCGTTCGTTGATGTCAAGAATGCGCTCAAGCGCCTTGCGGTCCAACGAAATGTTGCCGCCCGCCATCTTTTCGGCGTATTCGCGGTCCGCGTTAGACAAACCTGTGCCGGCACCAAACTGTTTGATGATTCGACCCACGTTTTGCGCCATATTGGCCGCAAACGCTTGCGTGTTGGCGACCTTATCTTCGGCAAAATTGATGCCCGCTTGATTAAGCGCCGCGCCGAACTTGGTCAGGTAGTCCGCGCCGAACCCGGTGATGACGCCGCTTTGCAGCAACTGCCGCCCTTGCGCGACCGTATCAATAATCGACCGTGCATCTTCTGCAACGGTTTTATTTTCCATTACTTGTGTAGCCTGACCCTTACCAAGACCGGCCTCAAAAGCGCTTTGTTGCGGTGGCAAGTTAACGACGGTCTTTGCTGGTTCAGGCCGCGTCGTCAGCATCTTGATGCGATCCTGAACCGCCGTATACTCGGCGGACCCCGGCGTTAGCTGGCCCAAATACTGTTGAAGGCGAACGATTTCAGGCTGTGCAAACTCCTCTGGCAGACTCTTACGCAATGCCTCACCCTGCGCCCTAACCCGAGGACTAGGACTCATGACCATGCGTTGCACCATCTCGCGGTTGACGCCGGGCTGGGCCAATGCATTTACGGGTGCGGGGGCGGCGCCTTCCGCCGACGGGGCCATCGCGTTAGCAGGAGCAGGAGCAGGAGCGCCGCCCAAACCAAGACGTTGAATTTCTCTCTGGTACGAATCTTCTTCGTCCAGCGCCTGCAGCCCCTTCGTCGCATATTGAATCAACGAATCTTCGCCTGACTGCATACCAAACTGCAGCACTTTCCCTAGTGTCGGACGGTCCAACTTGTAGCCGCCCTGCGCAAGTTGTTCGTTTAGTCCGGTCAGGAACTGCTGGCGCTCCGCAGCGCGAGCCTGCTTGGCGCGGATGTCCTGCGCTTGAGCCGTGCGCTGCTCACGTTGCGCGAGGATGTTCTCGCGCTGTGCGTCCATCTGCATCATCTGCATTTCGCGCAGACGGTTGCGCTCAGACGCTGCTTCGGCAGCTTCTTGGCCTTGGATAAACCGCTCGCCAATCGACGGCCCTTGCGAAAGGATGCCAAAGTTCACAGCCATGATGTAGCCTTAAGGAAGATTTTCGTCCATGACTGGCATGTATGACGGGCTGGCTTGGTAAATTGGCGCAGTGCCGCCGCCATACCCACCATAGCCACCATAGTACCGACCGGCCAGCGACGCAATATCGCCAGCACCGCGCTGATACGCGCTACCTCGAGCCAGCATAGCGTTGGCAGCGGTCTGACCTTGGCCGATCATTGCATTACCAACATTCGTGGCGTAGTTTGCGCCCGCTTGTCCGAGTTGTTGGGAGGTAGTCTGACCAACCCCCGCCAGCGACTGCAGCGGGTTCAGCGCAGCTTCACGCTCAAGTCGATACCGATTGAAAGCATTTTGGTATTCTTGCGAAGCAAGGTCTTGCCCGTATCGCTGGATGCCTTTCATCGTCGCGCCACTGACCAGACCACCACGAGCAGCAGCGCTGCGCTCCAACGCCTTCATGCCTTCGCCCAAGCGAAAAGCGTAGCCGGGGTCTTGCTGGAATTGCTGCATACCGAACGGCGTGTATTCGGTCGCCATCGGGATCAGTTTGTTCAGCGCGGTCATTCCCGCCTGACGCCACGGCTCCTGCAGTTCAACCTGGCGCTCAAACATCTCGCGTTGCAATTGCGTAGCGCGGTCAGTAGCAGCAGCGGACGTTGCAGCAGCATCCTTGGCAGCGCGGGATGAACGACTAGCGCCAAAGAGGGATGCGGCGGCGGGGATCAGAAACTCAAACATTTTAGGTAACCTCTCTGCCACTGGCGCGGATGTTGATCGCTGACGCCGTGCCTGCAATTGTACTGATGAATCCGCTTGGTGACAGCACCTGTCCGACAAGTTCCGGGAAGGTGTAGGT